CCAGAAGGCATGGCACCACCAGAAGTGGAAGTTCAACAGGACTTTGAGGAGTCATAATATGAGTGAGGTTAGCGATCTTGAGATTGGAAAATTAATACAGAAGGTCGATAGCCTTGAGACTATGGTGCGAGAGCAGAATGACAGGTTGGACAGATTAGACCAGCAATTGGAGCGCACCCGTGGAATAGGAATCGGGGTGGTACTCGCTACAGTGGGGCTGGGTGGATTAGGTGGCTCACTATTTACGAGGTGGTTAAGCGGATGAATATAGACAGTAGGGTACTAACGGTATTACTATTTTTAATAGTCCAAAGTGCTGCTGGAATATGGTGGGCAAGTAACCTATCCAGTGAGGTGGAAAGGCTTGCTGGTATTCAAGGTCTGGCTATCCCCGCCCTTGAGACTGAAGCCCAGAAGTGTGGCATAGCTATCCATAATAACGAGGCTGCTATCAAAGAATTACAGGAACACGATAAAGCTATATCCGGATTAGATGTTCTTGAGTTTAAGATAGATGAATTAAGAAAAGAAATCTCATCTTTACGAGAAGTCGACAGGGAGATAATGACCCAGCATGAGAAGATATTTGATTGGATGGCGCAGTCCAGTCCCATGCAGCAGAAAGGTAATCCATACGACTAATGAAACATCTAAAAGATATTAACATGAGTTGGAGTATGCACCTATGGTACGCACTAACCTTGGCTGGGAGATTATTTCTTTTGTCGTTGATTGCTGTGGCACATGGAATGTTACCTTTTATTTTTACGTCCAAGGTATCTGACGGAATTAAGTCATTAGACTTGCAGTTAAAGTCTATGGATCATGAATGACAAAAATACAGAGAATTATTTTAGATCATTATAAAAGTTTTTGTGATCCTGAAACAGCTTTAAAAATAATTAGCAATCATAGAAATAATTTTAAAATATTCTTAGGTGTTGTTGAGAAAAAACTAGAATCTAGAAAACCAAAGGAGAATTATGATGCCGGGAAGGAAGAAGCAAGGTTATAACTCAAGGCTGAATGAAAGGCTTGGTATGACCAGAGGGAAACAGGCTGGTAAAAAAATGTCTGCAGCAGGTCGAAGGAAAGTTTCTAAAGGAGTTCGCAAAGCTGCTGGTGGAAAACCATTTGGCTTTATCGGAACTGCTCCAAAAAAAGTTGCAAGAAAGAAGTGACAATAACTGTAACAGAGTCAGCGCGAAATAAAATTGAATCTATGTGTATAGAAAATAGTATGGCAGCAGTTAGGCCATTTGTACATGGAACTGGGTGTTCTGGTATGGCGCATAACCTAACCTTTGTAGATCAAATATTAGAACGCGATACAGAAATAACACCTTATCTTGTAATAGACCCCGTTGCGTATCAGTTTATGGATGGGGCAACAATAGACTACGATACCTCCGGCATGAGTCCAACTTTTGTATTCTCTGATGTATTTAAGGGACAAGGTGGGACAGGAATGTGCGGAGGTTGCGGAGGTGCAGGACATTAATGACAATAACTGAGGCTGCACAATGCAAAGTAGATCAGACTTTGAATGGAGAAGGTTTCTTAGGCGTTTATTTAGAAGGTGGAGGTTGTTCTGGGTATCAAATAAAATTGAAGCCAGAAACAGAGATCCCATCAGACGCGCAGATGTTGTCCTCGACAATATTCTCTGACGTTACTTCTTTGGAATTACTGGGCGATGCTACAATGGATTGGATAGAAGATCCATTTGGGTCTACCTTCCACTTTACACCGCCTACTGGTTCACAATCATGTGGGTGTGGAAATAGTTTTACTGTATGAGTGATGGTTGGTTTGCTCTATTAATGATCGTTATAATATTTGGAATATCAATAGGATCTGCATTGTTAGCAAACTGTTTACTATTAAATGAAATCTGTTCTTAGGGAGACAACATGGACAAATGGAAAGATTTAAGCGCTGGAAGAAAGAAGTTTTTTATTGCTCTTGGAGTCATCGTAGTATTGGCTCTCGTAGGCTGGGCTACTGGTTGGTGGTCATCGCCACCTGCTGTGTAACATTAGGATGCCAGCACATCAAGACAGGATTAGCGACCTCGGCTATTGTAGGTGCGACGACTGCCTTAGTTCCGGCTGCGATTGTTGCTCCAGCGGTCCTAGGGGGAGTGACGGCTGCGACTGTCTCTGCTCTAACTGCGGAACCCCGGATTAAAGGAGAACCTATTAACGTGAATGCTGATACAGTTGTTCAAGAAGCCCCTGCCAATTTTTGGACCCTATTGGGCCAACTAATAGAAATGGGTGGTTGGGCTTTAATTTTGATAGTAATAGTTCCCATGGTTTTTTCATGGTTAATGCCCGGTCCAATTCAGTTCAAAAAGAAAAATGGCTCGTAGCATTAAGTTAGAATATGAGCGCTATGGTTCCAAGCCGGAACAGAAAAAGAATAGGGCTGCTCGTAATACCGCTAGACGAAGATTAATTAGGTCTGGGGCAAAGAAGAAGGGAGATGGGAAGGATGTTCATCATAAAGATGGAAATCCAAGAAACAATTCTCGAAGTAATTTAACTATAGTTAGTAGAGCCAGTAATAGAAACAAAAGCCCCGGTAGACCTAAAGGGAAAAAAGATAGCACACCAAGGAGAAAACGTGGCAAAAAAAAGTAAGTTTGAAACTATCTGGACTGACATAATGAGTCGTCGAGTCGAAGGTTTATTTGATCAGGGTGGAACTATAGTCGAAGCCTCTAGATTAATGGGAATACATCGCTCTACATTTAATAGATGGGTAAATAGCACAGGCAAAGATAAGCAGAACTTTAGAGAAGTTGTTGAGATTGGTAAGGAAGCTGCTGAGGCTTGGTGGATTCGTCAGGGTAGAGAGAATCTAGATACACGAGGTTTTAATCACGGTCTTTGGTTAATGAACATGGTTAACCGTTTTGGGTGGACTTCTTCTCATAGCAGGAAGGAAGAGAAGAGGGAAGTTGAACATAAAGGAACTGTTGAAGTTAAGAAGAAAGTTAATGTGGATGCTATTCTTGAAAAGGCTATTAACATGGGTATAAAAGAAATGGAAAAGAGCATTCACTAGGGGGCGCAATGATTTCGACAGGAACCAAGGTTAATTCACTTTCTGGACGGGGGTTTGATTCCCCCCGCCTCCACCAGAGGATTTAATTATGCCATATGCTGACGAACAAGATACAGTTTCCGCCATTTCAGGAATGGCTGATGTCTTAGATCAAGCTGCTGATGTAGCGTCACAGGGATTAGGTTCTGATCCTTCAATACGAAGTGAGGCATTAGGAGATTTCACTGTAGATGGACGATCCCTTACTGGTGCTTATCAGGGTCAGGATGTGAGTCAATCGGGAATGGGTGTTGGTCCCGGCAATATAGGCGCAGAAGGGTCAGCTTTAATCGGTGACACAGTAACTGGTGCTGATGTTGGCCCCGGATTAGAAACCTTTATCGAAAGAATTGATCCGAGAGGGAATCAACGAACCCCAATGGGCGGTGGGCCATCAACCGATACGATGCCTCAATCTATTTATGGAACTCCCGGCGGAGTTTCTCCAGATGTTACTAATTTGGGAGATAAACCCTCTCTACAAGCTATGCAAGTTGCTATAGAGTCAGTTGGCGGAGGTCCAGCGATGGGTGGTGGCCCTTCTGATTTAATTGATTTAATGGGAGAGGAAGAAGTTGCTGAAGAAGTATCGCCGGGTGAAGAGGTTGCCACCTTTCTTTCAGACTTTGACAGAGGAATGTCTGCAAAAAGTCCTGAACAGGGATTAGTGGCGAAGATAGACGCCTTGCAGGATCAAGCAGCTTCATTGCAAGCTATGGTTGCAGGAGACCCAACAATGGGCGGTGGTCCACAGGATATTAGAAATGTTGTACAACCGGGCGCTCAATTTGCTGCAAGAGTTCCTCAAGGATCATTTGATCCGGAAAGTATAATGACTGACGAGCAGATAAGACAGCTTGAGGAGATAAATAGGGTTGATACTACTGTGCCGGGAAGTTTAAGAAATAGAAATATTCAAAGTCAAATGGGTGGTGGTCCATCGGATTTGCATGAAGCGCCACTTGGGTCATATGATTATAGGGCTGGTAGAGTAAACGAACCCGTTCCTAAAAGTTCTATGGAGCGGTTATATGCAGGAATTACTAATCTAGGTGGTTCAGCAATGGGGGCTGGTGGCCCTGATGTTCCGGGGGTGTTGCGTCATGATGCTGGATATGATGTAGTTCGCAGCCCTCATAGCACTGCTATGGGAACTCCAAACCAAGCATATTTAGCATCGCAAGCTGGGGCGGATATTCCGGGTGCAACTTCTTTTGAAGGAACGCCTGTTGATCAAGCTGTTATATCGGGGGGCGCAGTTGCACCACCTATACAAGATATTGCTCCTAAATATTCAGGACAAACAGTTACTGTTGAAACCCATAATCAGATGTATCCCAATCAAAAGACTTTCGCTACTATGGCGGGAGTTTCGAGCGTCTTGTCTACGATTGATGGAAGTCATGCGGGATGGATTGATGCTATTAATAAGGATATGGTTGCCCGTGGTATTGAACTAACTCATGAAATTAACGGAGTTAAGACAGGCAAGCATTCTTCTGCTGACTGGAAAGAATACAATGATCTCTTCACTGTAGGAGAAGATGGAGTGCCGAGAGACTCTAATGGAGTGGCGATGCCGGGGACTGATAAACAGGCTCAGGCAGGATTAGGCGGTGTTCTTCAAGGTCTTTGGGGTGGTGTATTAAGTGGAGCGCAAAATCTCTTCAAGCCAAGAACAAGTTCTGGTGTGGCTGAAGAACCCCTTCTTGAGACTGGTGCTAATACTTTTGGAGAGGTGTATGATAGACCAACGCCAACTCGTATATCTGGAGACGATACTCGCGGGGATAATCCTGTTGATATAATTCGCTCTACTTATGCATGGGCTGCTTCATTGCCCAATAGTGTTCTTTTTAATGCTGCTAGATATCCTGATTATCTGAGACTTCTAATAGAGTATGATGCAGCAGGAAAGGACTTGCCGTTAACAGTCCCAACATGGATATTAGAAGGAACAGCTAGACCTGCTGAAGATGAAGAGCAAACTGCAAATTGGATTGCAAATCATCCTACTATGCAGACACAGGAATTAACTTGGACATAACATGCCTATAAAGAAAGTTAAAGGTGGTTACAAGTGGGGTAATAAAGGAAAGGTCTATAAATCTAGACAGGGCGCTGAAAGACAGGCTCGTGCAGCCTATGCCTCTGGATATAAAAAGAAGTAGGGTGCTAGTGTGTTGCCTGTTATAGCAGATAGCGTCAAACATAAGAATAATAATGCCGATGCTGCACAAAAATTTGCTGAATGGGCGCACACTGCGCCCTTTGAACTTGTTTTGTTGGCATATGCTGATTGTCATGATGATCCTAATATTGACGATTCTTTCATTAGGACTTTGGGTCAGTTGGATCGTTATTACCTTGGGGTCTTTTTGTGTAACCGCCATGATATGGTTCATCCGTGGATTTATGAAAGATGCAGAGAGGTAGAGGCTGCTCCAGATAGTCATTTAGATTTATGGGCGCGATTTCATTATAAGAGTTCAATTATTACGTTTTTAGGTACTGTTCAGGAAATTTTATGTAACCCAGATATAACGATAGGGTTGTTATCGTATTCCGCTAGACAGGCAAAACCATTTTTACGCCAGATAATGCAGGAATTTGATTCCAATGAAAAGCTTAAACAACTTTATCCTGATATCCTATGGGAGAAACCTAGACTTCAGGCTCCCAAATGGGCTGAGAATGAAGGGATATGTGTTAGGAGATTTGCTAACCCGAAGGAACAAACTATTGAGGCCCACGGACTTGTGGATGGTCAGCCTACTGGACGACATTTTGATCTTATCATTTATGACGATGTAGTAGTTCAGGAATCGGTCAATACTCCAGAGCAGATAAAGAAGACCACAACTCAATGGGAACTCTCTCTTAACTTAGGTTCTACTCATAATCCTCGTTACCAATATGCAGGTACTCGTTATTCTTATGGCGATACCTATGGAACTATTTTGCAACGGGCAGCCGTGAAGCCTAGAATTCATCCTGCTACCGTAGATGGAAAAATGGATGGAGAGCCAGTCTTTCTTCAACCAGAAAGATGGGAAGAAATAAAGAAGACTACCTCTACTTATACGGTAGCTTGTCAGCAGCTTTTAAATCCCATTGCTGGGTCAGATGTTTCATTTAAAGAAGAGTGGTGGACAGAGTGGGAGATTCGACCTTACACATTGAATGCTTATATTATGTGCGATCCGGCTCATTCCAGAAAGAGAGAGTCTAATAGGACCGCTATAGCTGTTGTGGGGATTGATGGGAACTACAATAAATTTCTTCTAGATGGTGTTTGTCACAGGCTTTCTTTATCTGAAAGATGGGATGCTTTAAAGATGCTTAGGACAAAATGGAAGAGAGCGCCGGGAATAAGAGAGGTTAAGGTTGGATATGAAAGATACGGGGCGCAGTCGGACATAGAGCATTTCAAAGAAATGATGAGGATAGACGGAAGTTCATTTCCTGTCTATGAATTAAATTGGACAGGTGGTGGTGGCCCTCAGTCTAAGCGAGATAGGATTCAAAGATTAGAGCCAGACCTAAAGGATGGTTCATTTTTCTTTCCTTATCCAACAGACGAGAAGAGGTTGACTTCTCACCAAAAAGACTATAAAATAAAGAAACAAGAATTCTTAATATCTAAAAAGATTTTAAGAAAAGATGAAGAAGGTAAGGTGTACGATTTAGTTGATTGGGTTAAGAGGAATGAGTATATGTTATTCCCTACTATACACCCAGACTTTTTAGATGCGCTTTCCAGAATATATGATATGGACCCGATGCCTCCAATATCAAGGACTAGGCATTCCTTAGAACCTGAAGCAGAGGCGAGATTTTAATGAGAAGATTTAGGATTGGAGGAAGACGAGTAGGCCCACCGCGTAGGGTAGCCTATCGAATGACCAACGGAAGGAAGTTCTATGAGAAGTCTCCTAGAACATTCCCTTATGGGAACATGCCTTATTTTCAGGATTACTATGTAACTACAGGATATGTGAGTGACGAATAATGGCAGATATTACATTAAGAGAAACAGAGGGTAGACCTCTTACATTTGCTGAAGTTGATGGCAATTTTACCAATTTAAATAATGATAAGCAGGAAGTTGTTCCAAGGCTTAATTTGGTTACGTCATTAGATGCAGCTGCTGATAAGTTATCTTTTTATGATACATCTGCTGCTACTGAAAGGGCTATCTTGCCTGAAAATGTATCAGTTTTTGTAGAGAGGACAGTTGTGATTAAATGTGTTGCTGATACGATTGCTCCGACTACCGGGGATGGAATAACTCATTTTGTTATCCCGTCAACTATGAATGGTAAAAATTTATCTAGTGCGCAAGCGCATGTTTATACAGCAGGGACCGCAAGCACTATAACAAATGTACAGTTACATAATTTAACAGAAGGGAATGATATGTTGTCTACACCTATTACTATTGATCTTAATGAAAAAGACTCTAGCACTGCTGCAACGCCCTCTGTAACTGGTTCTGATAATGGAGTATCTACTGCCGATGTTATCAGGATTGATGTTGATGCAGTTGCTACAAATACAAAAGGATTAGAAGTTAGAATGGTATTTTCAACCTGATGTTACAGCTGGGGGTTACTACAGAACCACCTTCAGTAAAGGTTGGAGAAAGAGGTTCAATTCCAGAAATTGTCTGTGAAGTAAATGAAGACAAAGACAAGATAAGAGAAAATATAAAATCTAATGTGAAGCTGGGTTTGACACAAGTTAAACCGTATGAAACCCAGATGGAGAAAACTGTAAGTTTAGTTTGCGGTGGCGCTTCTTTAAATGATGATAAGGTTTATGCTCATCTTTTAGATACATATCTTAGAGGTATAAAAGTTGTTACTGTTAATGGCGCTTATAAATGGTGTTTAGATAGAGATATTAAACCATCTGCTCAGATTGTATTAGATAGTAGAGAATTTAATAACAGATTCGTTGATCCTATTGTTGATAAGTGCAAATATATTATCAGTTCTCAGTGCCATCCCTCGATGTTTGAAAAACTCAAAGAAAGGGAAGTTCATATATGGCATGTCGCTGGTGATGACAATTTTGATCTTTTAAAAGAAGCTTATGGGGATGATTATTTTCCAGTTATGGGTGGTTCTACAGTTACCTCTAGAGCAATTCACTTATTAAGAATGCTAGGATTTCCTAAGTTAGAGATTTATGGATTTGACAGTTGTATTATGGAACATCATCATGCGTATGAACAATCTGAAAATGATGGTGAGGCAGTTTTAAATATTATGGTATCCGGGAAGGAGTTTAAATGTACTGCAGCCCATTATCATCAAGCAAAAGAGTTCGTTGATATGATTTCAAAAACCGGCGAACATTATGATTTGGCTGTTCATGGGGATGGTCTAATTTCACATATAATTAAAAATCCCCATTCGCTGAAGAAAAAAGAGGAGGTAGAATAATGGCTGCTACTGCTTGGAGTTTTTACAACTCCTTTAGGGAGTACATTGGTAATGCTCAATTTGATCTAGACGGTACAGGTACAGGTTTTTATATGGCGTTACATACCAGTGCTGCAAGTGCCAATGTAAATACAAAGACGTTATCAACACAAGCATCTCTTGCTAATGAGGTTGCAAGTGGTAATGGTTATACAACTGGAGGCGCATCTGTTACTGCTAGGACTTGGGCCTCTGTCGCAACTGACAAGTATCGTTTTGACTCAACCGCCGTTGTATGGACTGCTACTGGTGGAGCAATTGCAAATATTAAATACGCAGTGATCTATCAGGCTGGAGGCAAATTAGTATGCTTCTCGAAACTCTCGACATCCCAGTTTACTTTAGCAGAAGATAATACACTCACTGTCACCCCAAGTGCCAGTGGTATATTTGAACTAGCATAGGAGGTGTATTATGGGTGTTGAAACGGCTACATACATTAGTCAACTTTCTGCTACAAATCCGCTGGGTACAGACCCAATCTCAGAAGGCGATAATCAAATTCGTCTTGTCAAGGAAGTATTGCAAGCCCAATTTACTAGTCTTGGGGCAGCAGCAGTAACTGCATCTGCAACTGAGCTAAACTTAATTGATGGATATACTGGTACAACGGCGGAATTAAACACTCTCGATGTTACCACCCAAGGAACTTCAGAAGCATCTAAAGTGGTAACGGCGGATGCAAGTGGAGATGTTACTATTGCTGATGGGGCATATGATTTTGACGTTGCTTCTCATGATGGAACAAATGGATTATTGCTTGCTGGTACTTTAGTTACAGCAACTGCTGCTGAAATGAATTATCTAGATATTACCACACTTGGTGTGTCTGCAAACTCTAAGGTGCTAACACAGAATGCTTCCGGCGAAATAACTATAGGGACTGGAAGTGTTTCCACTGGGGTTACGCGAGGAGTGCCTATAACCATTACACAAGGAACTTTAATAGACTTGGATACAGGTAATAACTTTCTCTATACACCAGCAGCAGCGGATGAATTATCTTTCGCTAACGAAACTACTGGTCAGTCCGGGTTTATTAAACTTATAAATCCCTCTGGTTATACTATAACATTAGGCTCCGAGGTAAAAGCTGTCTCTACTTTTGCAACGGACGTTACTGTTGCTGGAACTTATCTAGTTACTTATTTCTGTGACGGAACTAATGTTTATGTTTCGGCTTCGGCAGCCCTCGTCTAATGTCAATACTCCAGTCCGGCCTTGCTAAATCGTTAGCGGTAGACTATACGATTGATAACTCGTTGCGGTTTAATGACAACGATGGGTACTTGAGGAGAACATTTGCATCCGCTGGGAATCAAAAAAGCTGGACATGGAGTGGGTGGGTAAAGAAAGCAAAAATTGATGCTGAATTTCAGTTTTTTGCTACGGATTATTCCGATGCTGCTAACTATATGAATTTTAAGTTTCGCGCATCTCATGGAACGGAGTCTAAAAATTATACTTGTAATATTACTTGGGTAATTAGTAGCACAGTTCGTGTACTAGCAAGTACGAGAAAATTCAGGGACCCGGGTGCATGGATGCATGTTTCTTTAGTTTGCGACACCCCCAATGCGACTGCATCCAGTAGGCTACGCCTCTACATAAATGGGGAAGAAGTAACCGCATTCGATACTGATGATAGATCAGGCATTGGGCAAAACGACGACCTTCCAATCAATCGAGCAGGAGTGCATGATATTGGTGGGTGGAATGGAAGTGGGGATGCTTCTGGTTATTTAGCAGAGGTTTACTTTATAGACGGCACAGCCCTAACACCAGCATCCTTTGGCGAACTATCCTCAACCACAAACCAGTGGATACCCCTAGACAGCGATGATGTAAAAGATGCTGTTACGTTTTCCACGAATGGGTTCTACCAGAAGTATGGTGGTACTGAGTTGGCGAATAGTTTTACGGATAGTGCGCTACATCAAATACATACAGTTACCGCTGTTGGGGATGCACATACTGATACGTC